GTTCAAAGCATCACCATCGGCAGCATCAACATGGAACCCGAGGTACGAAAATGCACCCAAAGCACCCGTGTTGTCAACCAAAGCCTCAACCGCCGAAAGAGGCGCGCTGCTGCCGTGATCGAACGCTAAACCGACAAAGAAAGAAACGCCGTTGTCAGCGACACTGGCTTTCTTGATACGGGCCTCAAACCACAACTTGCGGTCATCGCCAGCCGTATCGGACACCTGGGCCAAGGGGCCGTGGGTGCAAAGAATGCCTTCGTCGTTGTCAGCGTCATTCCCAGCAACTTGAACCTGCCCACCAACAACACCCGCCAACTGTGTGAGAGTTACGCCGGTGTCAATATACGAAGCGTACTGCTGCGTATCTTGATCGCTGATGTGCTTGGAAAAGTTGGTAAAATCGTCAAACAACTCAAAACCCACATTCGGATCTTGAATATCCCGTGGCAAGTCAGACCAGATTATCGGACTTGGACCACGGTCACTATTTTTGCCCTCATATTGGACAAGAGGTGTGAATGCCATGATTAAGCTCCTTAAACCTTGGTTCCAACTGCCTGCGCCCGACGATCCGTGCAGATCATGTTCCAAGTCGTGTCAACGTAAACAACGAATACGTTGTGCTGACCGGGGGCCTTCTCAGGTTCGGTTTCTCGAAGAACATCGCCCTTCAAGAAGATCGGGTGGAAGTTGTTGAAATTGAGGAAGTAAATTGGATTCGTCTCGGATGAGTTATCATCCAGATACGGAACCCAAACGACAGGGGTACGCTTGAAAACAGTCTCGTCCTGATACTTCGCAGCATCATTACCAAGATTGTCGTTTTGCTTACGAACCAAAGATTCGTAGTCATCAAGCGTGGTTTCATCCATGTAAATCCGCATGGCATTGCCGTTACCCTTGCGGTAATCAGCAATATCAATAGGACTCTTAAAGTTTGTCTTGCGATAACACCGACGCATTTTCGCAAGAGCGTCCTGATCCGTCATGGCGGAATAGTTGAACGTGTAGTTCTTCCAGCGAGTATAGGTACTGCTGCTCAAACCACCTGCTCCACTAGTGAAACCACTGGGGTTTCCACCATTAAACGCACCAGCCGCAGTCGTAGTGTCAGACACTACCCAGTAAGGGACACCGAAAACATCAAGTTCGTTAGAACTGGATGCAGGCTTTGTCCAAAACTGCGATTCCATGTGATCCGCTTGAGCTACAAGCGCACCAGCACGGCGTAACTTCAGCACCGACAGAACTGTGTTCTGCCCAACCTGAATCAACGCTTCGCGTCGTTCCCAGGCCCACTCCGTCACCGTATGCTTCCACGGTGCTTTAATCTGTTGGAGTAAATCTGGAATCGAAACATCGTCAGTCTGGAACATACCAACCTGACGAGCGTTATCACTGTTTTTAACAGCAATATTACGCTGAATCTGATCACCGCCCTGGATCTCGACTTTATCCTTAGTCATGATCCGCTTGGCGGCTTCATGGTGCTGCAAGTCAGTCATCAGGGAAGTAAATTTATTCTTCCCAAGGTGATGTTGCGTACCTTTAATAAGATCCGCAATATCAGCATCCGATAGGATGTTGACTGCCATAATAGCACTCCGCTAATTGTTAAATAGATCGTCCACAGACACACGCGGGGCTACGCCCCACCCTCGTTCCTCTGCCATCCTGTCAAAACCTTCGTACCATTCACTGTCCTCCCCGGGGGAGGATGGTGCGCTGGCCCTCTTGGACGGCCTTGCGGTGAAGCGTCCCGAAGCATCACGAAGCCGATCCGTGAGCTTTGCCTGCGACTCTCTAGTTGCTTGTTCAACCTGAAAATCTGGAAACGACACGCCAACTGCGCGTCGAAACAAGTCATCATTCGTCATATCGGGACTAATCTGCTGTAGTTGTCCAAAGACTTCCCACAAATGCGTGGCGTTTTTTTGCGCCTCGGTATTTGGAACGGAACGATCTTCGGACGACGATCCCAATAAGGAATGGTAAGCATCACCGAGTTCGGAAATTGCGCCCTCGAAACCGGAGATGTTGTCTATTTGTACCTGTTCTTGCTCGAATGCTGCAAGATCAGCTTGGTGGCTCTTTAATTGCTGTACCTGTTCTTGGAGCTTTTTGAAGTTCCCTGCAATCCCTTCGTCCATGTATTCATCGAACTGTAATTCCGACTCTTGGGGAGCTTCCTGCTTGGGTTCCTCTTGAGGGGGCGGCTGTTGCTCTAGTTGGGCAATCTTCTGCTCGTAGCCCTGGAACCTGTTAATCATGTGCTGATCCATCTTGTTCATCCAATAATCAAGATGTTCAGGTGACTCAAAAGAAGAAACTTCCTCCTGCGAAAAGCCCAAGTCCCTCGCCCTGCCTAACTGATGATCGGAAAACGCTGGCCCTTCTTCGGGCTGCTGTTCAGTCTCAGGCTCTTCAGTCTTGCCCACATCATTTATGATGGATTCGTTGGGCTCTAATTCTTCTTGTGCCTGTTCCTCGGCAACTAGCTTATCGTCGGGCGTAAGCTCGGCGTTCAAGATGGCCTCTTGGACGTTATCGGGAAGTTCGTTATCGGGCATGTGTTTCTCCTTATTTTGCTCTTTGTCTGTAACAAGCATCTCTATCGTGCATACCGGATGCCTCTAAGAGTTTATTCCTGTGTCCGTTACTTCTGATTTTTACAGCACCGTCACCACGGATTTCGGTGCTTTCCAACCCATGCTTTTTAAGGTGAGAGCGTAGTTCTGTTATCTGATTGGGATTAACACCTAAATTGTGGGACCAATACTCAGCGGGGGCGGAACCCACTGTCAACGCCTGAGGGTGATCGTGCCAATTCAACTCGCCAGCAGCGTCCCGGTAAAGGTAGTGTTTTTTTATTGCTGTCATTGAAGTTTCCAGCCCAGCTTCTCTAGATGGTGCCTGAGAAATCTTTCGGCTATCTTGTCCATGCCCTTCGGCAGGATCATGCTTAACTCAACCTCATTCTCGCCATACTCTTCATCCACCTCAACGTAAACATTTTCTTCGCTTAATAAGGCGTAAATTAGCCCCTCTGCCGTGCTTTCTGTGGGAATTGAAACATAGTTAATTGGGATTAGGGCCACTGTTCATCTGAGGTTTCTGATTGCCCTGTGCCGCCATCATCTGCTGTAGCATCTGTTGGTTTCCGCGATCCGTCGCCCCTGGGCGACTGACTCTTTCATACGTCCTTGTAGTCTGCGGCGGCATCTTGGAACCGGGCTTCTGTCCTAACGATCCCTGTCCTGAGGGCAACGGCATACCGTCCTGGGTTTTTACAATGTCTAAAAGTTCTGGAACATTGTTGTACTCTGACAGTAATCGGATGATTTGGTCAATATCAAACATCCGTCCGTTTTCCTGTAACATCTGCAAGAGTACGGGGTTGCTCACTAGCTCTGTTAGGAACCCTGCGCGTTGTTCTGGGCTTGTATACTTCATAGAGAAGGGGCGAATGTCGAAGTTCAACTCATGCCACATCTCGCCGCGAGCTTCGGCGGGTATCGTGAAGGGAACCTCGATCTTGTCTGTGACTTTGATTACGTCCTCGAAGTCCTTTAGTGGATCATTCCACCAGTAGTACAGAAGGCTTCTGACTACGCTTCTTACACCCTCGAATGTTTCGTTCTTCATGTCCTCAAGTTGAGAGTTGGCTTGTCCCAGGTTCATCCTGTCCTGGCCTACGGTTTCGGACTGCGGGCCAAGTCCACCAAGGGCACTCAGATTACCGCCAATCTTGTCCATGATATTATCAAGGGACATCGCATAGGACATTAACTGCTGATCTATGCCGGGGTTGTCGAACACCTTGACAGAGTTAGGATCGTTCATCTGAACCATCTCACCATCACCCGCTTCCCTTTGTCGGCGGGCATCCTCGTCATGTCCTGACTGAAAGCCAAAGATTGTCTTTTGCCTGATGGCTTTACGGGCGTTCTTATTAAGAATCTGGTTTGCTAGTTCATGTACATCCCGCCAGTGAGCTACGGGGGGCACGGGCATACACTGTCCTACCGGCCAGTCAAAGCCCAGAAAATGATACGGCCCCGAGTACATAGGCCCATCCTTGGGGCCTTCCCACCTTCGCACCGACAAGGGCTCGTTGGCATGGGCCAAGTCGTCCGATGAATCGTTAGATGCAGAAAACGTGACTAATTCGTTTGTGTCTGGAAGATAGATTTCCCATAACTCAACTTCTTTGATTAGCCTTTCCGCAGTCTGCCCTTCCCCACCACTGATGTTCCCGATCTTCGCGTCACCGGCTTCATTAGTCTTTGACGGTAGTAGCTCACCCAAGGACTGTTGTGCGTCTTTATTCCAGTCTGGGAAGTTTTGTGCGTTTTCCAGGGACATTCGGTACTTGTGCCCCATGAAAGAGCAATGCTCCCAAGGTTTACCTTTAGCCTGTAAGTCCTGTACCCAATCATCTAAAAGAATGTTCTCTGCAAATGTCTGCCCTACAGGAATAGGCAATGTCTCGCCCATCTCTGTCTGATAGTCCATGATGTCCGTTTGCTCCCAACCAACCTTTAAGATGCCCATCCCGAATAGTGCGGAATTAACCCACTCTCGAATCTTTGAGCCCAAGTCAATCTCTTTTAACATCCCATTGCCAAGACGCTGTGCCCTAGCGGCGATGTGCTTCATTTCCTGGTTGTTGGTGGTGACAGTAATCTGCGGCATACGAGAAGCCAATAGTCTCCCGTATATCTGAGTAGCTAGCTTGATGTAGTTCATCGGAACCCTGTCAGTAGTCCCGTCATCCGAGTAGTGCTTCCCTACATATTGGCGTACCGATTCGTAGGCATTCTTTCGATAGGGGCGCAGTTTTCTATAGTTCTGCGAAACGACTGCCCTGAGTTTCGGTACTGTTACCACGATAGCTCCTGCTCTGCTGTTTTGAGATGTTTTTTGCGTCTGGCCGCAAAGCTATAAGGGGGTGGGGCTAGATCGCTGATGGGTGTCTTTTTGAGCTTGATTGCTGGCCTGTCCATAATCCCTCGCCACGCTACTGCGGTTGCAATAACTCTATCCCCATGATTCTCGCCGCCGTGGGCTGGATCTTCTGAATGTAAGGA